TTAAATGATAAATCAGCAACGTATTGCATTCTAACCCTACCAGTTTTATCAATAATAACAATAACTGGAACAGCAGTTATACCCTTTTGTATATCTTTTGGTTGATCTTTTAAATAGCTAAACTTTACAATTACACCATTTAAATCACTTAAATCATAATTGTTTTTTTCATTCCATTTTGCATTAATTTGCAAAACAGTAATATCTTGAGCTTTAACACAAGCCGCAACCAATACAAATATCACACATAATATATAATTTTTCATTTACTAATTATTTCAAACAACTTGTCATCTATTTTCTTAAGAGCATCACTATTTTCCTCAACTTTAGTTCCAGTATTCATAATGGTTTCCCTAATTAATTGATCTTTTAAATCGTATTCAGTTCTACTAATTTCTGGCTCTGGCAATAGTTTTGCTTCCTCAATATCAGCTTGTAAAGCAAACCACATTCCAATAAGAGTTGATAATCCAACACCAATAGCTATTAATGTTTTTATACTAATATTAAAGCTAGTATCTTCATTTAATTCCTTACTCATTTTTATTTTTTTTTATTTTTTGTATAGTGTAAATTATAGTAGCTAATAACAATATAATTCTTAAAGTTACCTCAATGTTAGTCAATGAGATGCCTAAGGCAAAAGTGTTCATCATATATAATTTCATGTCTGTATATCCCATTTTAACTTAATTGTTCAACTCTGTTTGATAATTCTATAACTCCCTTAAAATAAGTGCCACCATCTGTATCTTCTTGGCTATAAGTAACACCCTCATTAACACATCCATAAACTTTAAAATTGTTAGATGATAAATCAAAATAACCACTTGATCTAGTTCTAAGCAAAGTTAAGCAAGTATTTACTAAGTAATTTGCATCTAAATCACCGCCAGAATCACCTTGAAATTTAGTAACAACTTCAATTCTAGTTATAATCTCACTAGTAAATGATTGTTGGTTTGAATCAATCTCATTTGTTGCTACACTATAAACCCAAATATAAGGAGCTGAAAATGATCTGCTAACCCTATTTGTAACTTGTACTGGTTGACCACCTAAATTAATAGTGCCTAGTGTGCTAATTATAGCTTGCCTTATAAACCTCATCGGATCTTTCATCTAATTTTACTATTTAATTTAGTTTCTATTTTTTTTGCAAAATTTCTAAACATAACCCTAGCTGGATTAAAAAAATATGGCTGTGGCTTTTGCTTACTTGTGCCATATTCAACAAAACTTGAGTATTGCATTTCAGATACAATAGCAACACCGCTACCATCTTTGCTATAATTTATTCCACTTTTTAATGCACCAGTATCAACTGGAGCTTTTAATTTTTGTTCTTTTACAATGTTTGCCGCTGCATAGGCAATCTCTTTACTATTAGCATTTTTAACAACAACATTTAAGTCAGTCAATATTTTTTCAACATTGTCTAAATCTCTTTTATTAAATTTTAATTTACTTTTCATTATGAAAAACTTACAGCTTCAATAGTTGTATAAAAATCTGGTGTGCTTTCAAATAAATTAACAATTCTATATTTATAAGCATTGCCATCAATTTGTAAATAATACTCAAAATAATTGTTAGGTGAAACTAATGCCAAATCTCTAAATATTAATTTTATTTTTTTAGATTGTTTTCGGCTACCATTTTCAGTACTCATCTCACCACTTACATATTCAATATTTGCCCATAATGTAGTTAGTAAAGTAGGCGAATCAGTAAAGCCACCAAAACCATCAGTTGTTTGATTTAATCTATATACACCAATTCTAGTATCTAATTTGCCAGCATCCATTATAAATACATTGCTTTATATGAGTTCAAAATATCTCTAACATTTGTTGGTATTGATTCAACATTACTTTTTTGATCTGAACTAAAGTCAGCTCTATTATCATAATATGTTGATACTAATTGCATTATGGCAGATACTAACAATGAATCATTTAATCCAGATGTTACATAAACAACTTTTATTTTTTCAGATGGGCCGCCATCAAGCTCTATGCTTTCATTGTCTAAACCTAAAACAGAATATTCAACATCAACATCATTACTTTTTACACTTGTAATGCTACTAACTGGACCAAATGGCAAATCAAATAAGCCATTAGTTTCTGGAATGTAGTATGTTCTATTTTTAGAAACAATATCCCTAGATATATAATTTTCACACCATATTCTAGCTTGTGTAATCATCCTGGTAATTATATTGTCATCAACACTAGAGCTAACTCTAATATAATCTTTTACAGTTGCAACTAGTACAATCTCAGAACCCTCAGTTGAATTTATTTTATTTTGCCTCATGTTTAGTTTCTTTTGAATCTAGTTTTAGTTCCTTAGTTTCTTTTTTTACTTTGACCTCTTTTTTCTTAACTGGTTTTTCAATAGATTCACCCCAACCATTTTTAAGCCATTTGCCAACATTATTTTCTGGTATATCTAAAATATCACCCTCAATATAATTTTGGCCATTTCTTTTGATTGATGTTAAAAGTTTAATTTTCATAGTATTATTTTTATGTAAAGATAAAAAAAAAGTGCCACTAGGTTTTAATTAGTGGCACTCTTAAACTTATTTATGAAATCAAGGCAAAGTTATTAAAATTTTCTTTATACTTTCCATTAGGATTTAACTTTAAACTAGATTGTCCTAAATTAGGTATAATAAAAAACCCATTATTCCTTTCATCCCATAATGCAAAATAATCAACATATTTTTTTTCATAAGTTGGCATACCAGTTCGCCTTAATGTTATTTGAATGCTATTTTTTCTTTGTGTTCGATCTTTGCCTAAATATTTAATTTGAATTTTAAATAGCTTGCCATTCTTTTCAAGTATGCAGTCATAATAACTAGAACTTAATAATGGCATTGAAACATTATAACCTAGAGCAATAACTGTTGATGCAAAATGATATTCAGCAAAGCAACCTTTCTGGTTGTGGTTCATGCACATAATATAAAAAAAAACCAGCTGAATTAACAACTGGCTTTTTAACAATCACAGATTTACAAAACAAAACAAAATTATTACAATGGTTGTGATTGCATTATTTTAACTATCTCTTGTGCATGATAGTATATTCTTAATTTTTTTGTGGCTGGTAATTTTTCAAATGTATTCTGATCAACAGAGCTTGTTACTATTGTATCAACATCTAACACTACTATTTTATTTTTTATATTACTCATCTTTGTTTGTTATTACTGCAATAGCTAATAAACCTAGTATTACAGCTGTTAATAAGTCGTTTGATAGTAACATTGCCCTAAATGATAGAAAGAGCAGTAAACCCCCTAAAAAGTGCCTTATATAGTATTTATTCATTTATTTTAGGGTTACATATTTCAATCAAGGTTTTTGAATACCCAGAAAAAATATTATTTAACAAAAATCTCTCATTTTCACTTTGCCTTTTAGTTTTTTTTAGATTATGCTCAAACTTGTTTTTATTATAGCTCATATTTTTTTTTAATGTGAGGGGTGTGGGTTGGCTCTCTTGCTCCGTTGTAGTGGTCAAAAGTTGTACACCTTATAGCTATCCACCTTGATTGTTTTGTACACCCCTCTGTTAAATTAATTTTTATACCAATTTATTATTCCTTTACTTTTAGTAATTCCCAGCTTACTATTTAACTGCCTTTGTTCTTTAGTGTTTAAATATGTTTTAGAAACTGGTTGTTGCCAATCAACATTATAATATAAAACCCTATCATGCTCAATTAAATTATTACTAAACTTAACTGCCAGATCTTGTAATGTATTATCAATAACATAATCAGTTACTGGTTGCCATGCTAAACATAATTCATCAGTCATATCATTCATAGCTAATTTAAAAGCATCTTTTAATTTTAAGTTCTTACAATTCATATATCTAACATTAAGATTAACATTATTGAATAAACAACTACATGAATAGCTATAAGCCATTTCCAGTTGTTCGGATCTTGTTTTAAGAATTTTTTGTACATACTAAACATTTGATAATTCTATTTTTGAGTTAGTGTTATAAATACCATTATTATAAATATTTATTGCTTCTTTAATTGTACTAACTGGAGTTGAACCAAACATTTCGCCGCCAGTTTGAAAATACAAACCATAATCTGCTACTAAAACGTATTTATCGTTACTATCATAATCCCAGTAACCTTTGTTTAAATCAATTCTGCAATAACCTTGTGCCTCTAATGCTTTTTTTGAATTTACTTTTTTTAAATCTAATTTCATATCTAAGTTTTTGTAAGGGGGTTTTTACACCCCCATTGTTTTTATTATTTTATTGAATAATCTAATGTTTTACTTTCTTGTTTGTTAAAATCAAATCTTTCTAATAACCTATATATTTTAACATCTAGGTTAAATAAAATTTCCATTTGTTTATTTAACTTATTATAATCTCTAACAGTTCTAACAATCATTTGCTGGTATCTGTTATATTTCATACCTAATTTAACTATTGATAATTGGTATTCTAAATCTTGCTTGTTTATAAATCTAACAGTTTTAAAAGATTTAATTTCTTGAGTTTGTCTTGGATTAATTTGAACTTTCATAATAATAATTTTTAATGTTTTGTTTTTAATTATACACCAAAGATAAAAGAATTTTTTTAAATACAAAATATTTTTTGCATTTATTTTATATTTATTTGAGTTTACCCCATAAAAAAAGGGGTAATAAATACCCCTTTAATTATAATAAAGAATATTATTATGGAGTTTCTAAAGCTGCTTTTGCAGTTGAGAATGATCCATTTACGAAAGCATTTGGCAAGTAGTTTGTTAGAGCAATTCTCTCGCTTACTCTTACAGTTACAAAACCATCTCTCACGTTTGTACCATCTTCTCTAAAGAATTCAACATTTACGTTGTCTCTTATCCAAAGTTGTGTACCAACATTAAAGTTACCACATAAGAACGATCCAGCAGATAGTGCATTGTTAATTATAACTGGCACACCCATAAAGTTAGGTTGTAATCCAGAATACACTTGATCTTTTAAATAGTTGTTTTGGCTATCTTTTAATAATAAGATTTTATGAAAATCTGTTGGGTTTAACATTATGTAACTAGCTTGGTAGTTAGATAGTGCTAATTGATTTAAAGATGCAACTAAAACATCAAATTCATTTGCTGATTCAACTGATTGGTAAAAAGCACCACCAGATGAAACATCAAAGTCAGCAGCATCAGTTATAATACCAGATAAATTTGGAGCAGTTCCATTACCAGATAAAATTTGAGTATCCTCAACATTTAATAATTTTTCTGGCGCTCTAGCTGAAATATAGCTAGTAAGCTGTGGAGTGTCTGCTAACATTTCCTCAGAAATTCTAAAGTATGTACCAATTTTTCTAACATTGCTGTCAGATGCAGTCATATCAAAATCAGATTGAGCTAATGTTGCTCCCTCTGCTGCTGTTGCAGCACCATTTGAATATCCAGATTCTTTTACAAATCTAATCACATCAGAGCTAGTTGATCCTTGTGGGATTAATTGTCTAACGTGAACTGGTCGTGTTGGATCATATTTATATCCAGCAACTCTATCAGCTGGTATAACTTCACCAGTAAAGTCAGCAGCAACAGTCATGTCCGCTTTTACTTCAAATTGTGCAGATCTTGAGTTACCTTTTACAAGGTTTTCAATAGCACCATCATTAATTGACTTCATTAAGCCACCTTTGAAAGTTAGATTTTCATTAGATTTTGCTTCAAAATGTTTTTTGTTAGCAACTTCCATTTGATCTAATCTCTCATTAAATTTGTTAGCAAGGTTTGAAATTTCGCCTTTCAGCATTTCATCTGCCTTACCATTAGCACTTTCTAGTGCTTGTCCATGAGCTTTTTCCAATTTAGCATCTATAAGATCGCCAATCTGGTCAAGCTGTTTTTTTACGTTTTCTTCCATTTTAGTAAAGATTATTTTAAATTATTTAACAAGTATTTATAAATATCAACCTCTTGCTTAACTTCGACTGGCTCAGTAGTTTCAACAACTGGCTGAGTAGCATTAATGAAATATGTTTTAAGTTTGATTATTTCGGATTCTAAAGCATATCCCATATCATCTGAGATATTGCCCTTTCTAAGTAGTTTACAAATATTATCATATCTTTTGTAAACGTGATCAATATTAGACATTCCTTTAACATCTAATATCTTAGCTTGATCATTTGCTGCTAAAGTAACAGCACTAATTTCATATAGTTTAACTTCTTTTATTTCTCTGTAATCGCCTTTTTGTTCTTTTACTATTGGCATAATTCCAACAGAGTTTTCAGTAATTACTCCAGCTTTCATTAGTTCAATTACATCAGTTCCTAGTTGTGTTTTAGGAACTTTGGCCACAAATACTAAACCTTTCTCATCTTCATAAAGCTCATCCATTTTACCTATTGGTTGCATCATATCGTGTTGATATAAATACTTAACCCTAGAGCCATTTTCTTGAATTGTTTTTTGATATGCTCCTTTTCTTATAATATCTTGGTCGCTGTCTTTATTATCAAAGTATGAGCCATAACCTTTTACTATGCCATTCTTTTCATCAAAATCAGCAATTATATCACCTAGTGGAGCCGCCTTATAAATAAATTCCATATATGTATTTTTTGTAAAATTACTAAATTAATTTTTAATCCTTTGTTAGCTCATTGATTGCTAAGCCAACTCCTATGTTAAATAACAACCCACTTGATGAGTTAGGTTGGTTAGTTTGATCTGGATAATAAATAGCTGAGCATCTACAATTAACAACATTCAAAGCAGATCCCTCACCTGGTCGCATAATAGCTTCACCACCAACTATAAAAGAATCTTGATTTTTTACCTTTTGGCCATTAGCTTGTGCATGCCAATCTCTCTCTCTGCCATCTAATGATGTGGACCATTCTTTAATTAAGTTTTCACCAGGAAAAACAGTTAAGGCACTTTGCTCAACTCCATAATTTGCAGCTCTAGTAGTTTCAGTTCTAACTAATCTTTGAGCTTGATACCTTGAATATCTTTTAAATTGTTTTTTTAGTATTCTAGCTTTTGCATCATAACCTAACCCCATAAACTCTGGATCAGAAAACAATCTTTGTGTTATTTTAATTAATGTCTTTTTAGCTGTGCCACTTACTAGAACCACATTAGTGGCCGCTACTTGTTTAGCATATAAACCGAATGATGATTGCCATTGAGTTACATAATCTTTACTTGATACACCTTTTTTAATTAGTTTGTCAAAAGTTCTTGCATACCATTTAGCAAAATGCATTGATGTATCTTGATACAACTCATTGTATAGGTTATTAAAAAAATCTACTGTAAATAAATATTGATAATTAGTACTGCCAGAGTTTAAAAGATTATCAACTCCTTTATTGTATTCTTTTTGGTAATATCTTGTAAATCTTGAGATATTACGTTTTTCAGTAATTCGCCTTTGGTTTTCAAAAGCATCTCGCCATTTATTACTCATCTAATTGATTTAATTTTTTTTCTGCATAGGTTAACATACTTTGACCACCCCATCCAAGAAAAGCAACATAACCCTTATCTCGCCAAGGTGTATCCCTATAATCTGGATTTATTTTGTTATAGCCACCGCCTTTGGTCCTAGATAAAAAACTAAATGTTCTTTTTAATGTTTTTAATGATAATTTTTCCCTAGCTATTAATTGATTCATTCTAGCTAAACCAATACTAGTCATGCCATCGACTTCATTACGACCATGCTCATCAATCCAATTCTTTACTCTTTTAGCATTGTTTGTGGCACTTTGAGGATAATCACCATAAGTGTCTTTAGTTTCAATGCTTTCTTTTACCTCAATATTACTTATTGGATTTTTTTTTTCCTCAGTTTCTTGTAAAGCTATTGGTTGCGGATCTTCAATGTCAATATCATTGCCAGATGCTGGAATTAAATTAGCTGGTATATAATACTCATTTAATATTTCATTTTCCTCATCAGTTCCAAAACTCATTGCAGATCTCTTTTCATTTGGAGTTAGCCACCATGCCTTAGCCATTTGATCAACAACTTTTTCAGTTTCCTCTTGTAATTCTGGTATTACACTATAATCAAATTCAATGCAAAGTTTATCACCATATTTAGGTGCAAGCCATCTGTTTAGCTCATCTGCTATTTTATTAAGCTCTGGAATAACACAATTTTGATATAATGCTTTTTTAGCTTCTTTTACATTATTAAATGTGCTTGATTCTGTGTTGTTAAGTAGAGTAACTGGCACATTATAGATATTACATAAATCTTTTATTGATGCATTGTATTGTTCAATCAAACTAAGATCACTAGCATTTAATCCAAAGTTAACCCAAGATAATTTTTTTGGAGTTATAATAACATCACCAGCATTATCAGAACCTTGAAAGTTTTTCCTAAATTTATCTTTTAATTGTTGAGCTTGCATCTCATTTAAATCACCCTCATCACTCATTAAAACACCTCTAGCAGTTTGGTTTTGTAAATACTTAACTCCAGTTTGTACCGCTTCATTATTTGTAGTCATTGATCGTAAACCAGCTCTAAGTGGTGATTGCCCATATAAGTGTGAGCCACTACCATCAAAGTATGGGTTAAAATCTTTTATATGGCAAATTTGATCAGCTGGAATTTTATATTGGCCATTGTATTCAATTTGATATTCTTTAACTGGTTGCATAATACCACCAGATACAATTTCAATTAATTGGCTAGGCATAACATATAACTCTTTGTATTTACCAGCACCATTGCCAGTTTCTGGAGCAATACCATAAATGTATCTGTTGCCAGTTAATTTACCAAATGCAATAAGCTCAGTAATCCATGATGCATAGGATTGAGCTGGGTTTGGTCGTTCCAATAATTTATGTAAATCAGTATCATATAATTCAACTAATGCTTTCTTTTTTAAATAATCAGCTTTATGCATTACATTAGAATCTAATGTGCCGCTATTCATTGCCTTATATCTTTTATAGTCATTATTATTTACCTTTTCATAAACTTGAAATGGTATTGATGATGCCGCTTTTGCTATAATATTTACTAAAGAATATACAGTTGCATTTTTTCTGTAACCCTCGTTGATATATGTTGTGTCGTTTTCTGGATTCCAAACTATGCTTTCTCCTAGCCAGTTATAAATAGCTTTGTTATATTCTTGTGCTGTTTGTTGAGCATTTTTGGTTATTAGGTTTCTGAATCTGTCAAAGAATGATGCCATTAAAATAAAATTTTATGTAAAAATACAAAATATTAAATTCTTTTATTATACAACAAAAAAGTCATTACGATTTCGCCACCTACTATAAACACAATATCTAATTGAATCTAGCAAATGGTCCGCTTGATTTGCTTTTGGTTTGTTGATTATTGTGCCATCTTTTAACTCATCATAAATATATGATAATTGTTCTTTTAGTATGTTTGTTGATTCCTCACTAACATAAATGTCAAATTCTTTTAATAGTGAAATACCAGCATTTATACTGCCTTGACCTTTAACTGCTGGCTTTGCCCATATACTCATTTGTTTTAGCTCCTCAATACTTTTTGGCTCAGCACTATCACAATACATTAGCATATCATCTAGCTTTTGTTGTTTAATAAACTCAGCAATATCTCTGTTTGTCATTCCCTTTTTATAAATAAGCTCATGAATATATAAGCTGTTATTGTGTTTACCAACTTTTACAATGGCCAAATTGTCTTGGGAAAATCCAAAATCACATCCTAGCACCTCATCATCTAATTGTGGAAAATCTTTGTGTGGTATATAATTCCAATTTTTAAATATTTGCTTTTCACTAAATACTGCTCTTTGGCCCTCACCATATACTCGCCAATAATCTGGATCACGTTCTTTAATCCTTTCAATTTCATCAACTAACTCTTTGGGCAAAAACTTATTGTCTTTGTATGTGCTTATAAATAAATTAGCATCATCCCTTTCGGCCAAGTCATAAAGATAATGTACTGGATCAGATGGGTTAAAATCAATATATATCCTTTGCCTAGTTCTCATTACTAATTGCTGATAATCTTCAAAAAATAATTCATTGCCCTCATTTATCCATAATATATCTCTTGATGAACCTCTTATCTTTTGTGCATCATCGGCACTAAACATTTCTAAAGTATGCCCATTAAACTCAAATGTGTTTTCTGATTTATTATGCACTCCATTCCAATATATACCTAATTGCCTAGATATATGTAAGAAATCTCTTAGAACTGATCTTTTAAGTGCTGGGAGTGTTTTTCTAACTATGCTTATTGTAAGTGGCTCTTTTTCAGTAGTCATTAAATACAAACAATACTGCATCAAGCTCCAAGATTTACCAGATCTAGTACCACCTTGAAATATATTTAATCTGGCTTTAGAATTTACTGCTTGATAAAATTGCTTATTACAAAATTCTTTTACTCTTTGTCTTTGGCTGGTGTCCATTCAATTAGTTTGCTTTCAATAGAGGCATCATGTTGTATTTCTTGTCGTTCAATGTAACCTCTTTTTTTCCCTTTTGTTTTTAGTAGAAATATTGTTGCTGTTGTATTCCCATCTCTTATTTGCTCATGTAGTTGGCTCTCTGCAAAATCCAAAGCTACATTTTGTAACTCATCAACCTTTGCTTTAAACTTTTGATCTTTATTGTAATAATCATAATAAGTTGCTCTATTGCAACCTACATTTTCACAAGCTGTTGTAACAACACCTAATGAAAGCTCAAGAGCTTCTAATAATTTCTTTTTTAGTGTGTTGGTTTTGTTGGCTCTAGTCATGCCACAAAATTACATAAAAAAAAGGGAGTTTAAAAAACCCCCTTTAATTACCTAATGCCAATAGCTTCCACCTGGCTTTTTATATTAGGTTTTATTTTATTGCATCATAAATTTTATCCATGTTACAATCAGTTTTCTGGTCGTTAACACAATTATCTGAATAAAAATAATTACTTGCAAAAAAGCAAATTTCATCTTCCCAAAAATTATCTGCTTGTCTTACATCTTCATAAAAAACATCTTTTTTAACTAATGATGATAAAACCCCTCTTAATTTTTTTGTTGGTATTTTAGTTATTTGTGTTAACTCATCTGCTGATATTGTCCAGTATGAAATTGCACTATTCATTGCAACATCTAAAGTTTCGCATGGAGATTTAATTTCATAACACCATGCTCTAATAACTTGTTTTTCTAATTCTGTAAATTTTGTAAATTTTTTAGTAATTGTACTCATAATTGTAATTTTTTATTTGTTTGTTTTGTTATTAATTATACTCAAATATACAAATATTTTTTTAATTACAAAATATTTTTTCAATTATTATTCTTTTTATCATATAAATACAAATACAAATCCCAAATTTTATCACTTGCATCTTTTTGATATGCATAAGTTTTAGGTGATCTAATTAATATGCCATTATCATTTATTTCAACATAGCATTTTTTTTTACCCTTAATAGGTACTATATAAACTTTTATATTATTTTCTAAACACCAGGATTGTGCTTTTAAATATTTATTCATATTAAAACATTCTTATTTGTGATTTATGTTGTTCTATTCTTTTAATTGCAGAATTATAATAATCTTTGTCTATTTCATAACCAGTTAAATCATATCCAAGATTATGACAAGCTATTGCGATTGAGCCACTACCTAAATGAGTGTCTAGTATTTTATCGCCCTTTTTAGAATAATTAATTAATAACCATTCATAAAGTTTTACTGGTTTTTGTGTTGGGTGTATTCTTAATTCTTTATTTTTCATATCGTGTTGCAACATACCATTCCAAACTATTTCACATACATTAACACTTTTACTACCACTAAAATAAGCTAATTCTGCCCTACCAAATGCAGTTCCTTTTTTATCCCAACATATTCTGCCTCCAGTTAAATCAACATTTTTATAAAAGTTTACACCCCATATTATTTGATTTTTTGATACTCTTTTTAGTTCTTGAAAATACTCTTTTGATGGAGCTTTATTTTCAAAAACATTATATTTTGTTCTTTTAGTAGCTTGTTTCCTTATATTTACATTATCTTTTAAACCAATAGCATCATTGCCACCATAAGGAGGATCAACAATAGCCAAGTCAAATTGATTGTCTGACATATCTTTCATTGCTTCTAAACAATCTTGATTATATATTTTCATTCTGTGCCAGATACTATATCTTTTTTGTTTGAATCCTCAACCAGCATTGCAAACCCTAAGAACAAGTAATTTAAAGCATCTGCATAACGACTATCTATTGGCTCAGCTTGATGCATATTAGGATCACCAGAATGGCTTAAAATGGCTTGTATGTGCTTATTAAAGAATACCGCCCAAACTTCCATCGGTTGTATTCCAATACTTTTAGCTGTTGATTTAAAATTGTTCAATACATCAATACTTTTGTTTGTGTATTCTGGTTGCTTAGCATCCATTATATCTTGAGCTTTTTCTAAGATATAATTTCTAGTTTCTTGAAATTCTTTTTGTGTCATATTATTAAAATTCAAATTTTTTAATTGCTTTAATTAGATAATCTGGCTTATATTTTTTAGGTATGTGCATTTTTTCTAAATCTGTATAATATTTTTTTATATCTATTGCTAAATCTGTATCTAAAGAATTTAAAAGTTTTAAATATTCTTTTGGATTTTCTTGAATAAAAATTGCTAAAATTAATCTTTCAAAATCCCCTTCTTGTTCTAGTTTTATCATAATTTAATTTTTAAAATGGTACGTTATCTTTTATTAC